GGTGAAGATCCTATGTGCATAAACTTTGCTTTGACAAATGATCATCGATCTATTTTGTCCCTAGCTTATGACACAAAGGATTTTCAAGATTCTTGCACTGACCTTTCTGATTCACCAGCTGAACTTGACATGAAGGCCATCGCCGCTCGCCGCTCAAGGATTAGCAATACTCCTTGGACGGCTAGCGCCGGTGTCACCTCTGTCATCACTTCTTTCCCTGTTCACCCTATGACAGGTGTCACCTTGACTACTCTGCCAGTGAACAACGTCTTGAATATGTCTAATCTTGCCTTTTCTTCCCTCTCCTTTGCTTATTGGAGAGGCTCCATCACTTACACTTTCGAAGTGGTGGGGAATTCCTACACCCGAGGAGCTTTGATTGTTGTCTATCAACCACAAGGAGATGTTACGCCTCTCGTTGATATTGATCAAGCAACAGCATATCCCAATGCTGTGATCAATATTGCCGAGACGCGTAAATTCTCTTTGAGGATTCCTTATAACTCTCAAACTCCTTGGTCTCGTACTCCTCTAATTCGACCCAATGGTGGTGGTATGAACTTGATTGCTCCTGACACTCTCGGAAAACTTTCCGTGCTTGTCCTCAATCCGATTCGTACCAACTCCGCTTCAAAATTGACTCAACTTGATGTCAATGTCTACATTCATTCTGTCGACATTGATTATCGAGCTCCATATCTCAATGGCTCCATTGCTCCCACCTCTTGGGAGTACAAAATTCCTCCTCCACCTCCAACTGTCGCTCTTGAACCAGCGATGGTTTCTGCTCTTAGTAACTTCACGGACGTTCTTAAGTCCCGAGTTCGATTGCAGAGACCAACGTTGGTTGAAGAATCAACAGAAGGAACCGAATTCCAAGGAAACTTGGAAGTTGAGCCTCTTCCTGGAGCTGAGGTCTTTGGACCTTCTTCAGATCCGTCACCAACTGCTCTCATGCCTCATTCACATACTGATATACGCCAACTTCTTACTAGGCGTGTACCAGTTTCTTCTGGTCTTCTGACTGATGAGGTTACTCTCATCACAATTCCTCTTCCAAACATGGGAACTCGTCATCCTATAACGAATCCTGTGGACCCCAATGTCCGTCAGTATCCCGTTCCTTCCTTCTACAACCTTCTTTCAGGTTGCTATGGATGGGAAACTGGCTCTCAAGTCATCTCTTTGATGACTGGGAATTCTAACTTGCATTCTGTCAATGTTGTTGCGCAGATCGTCTATAGTGGAGATGAGAACTGGGTACCCGAATTTTCTCGCGGGTTCACAGTTGTCCCCTCCACTCCAGCTGCTTACGACGACGTTCTTACTAATGAT